CACCGATACCACCCCAAGCTGTACCGTAGCCTTCAAAGCCACCAGTAGTTGAGTTGTATCTAATGTAACCAGCACTAGGTGAAGCATCACGCTGTGCTGTTGTACCTGCTGGTAATTCTGCTGAGCCTGTGGCTGATGTCCTAGGTGTAATTAAATCTGTGTCTATACTAGCTGCACTAGCTGCTGCTTCTGAAGCACTTGTGGCTGCATTAGTCTCACTAGTTGCTGCATTAGTCTCACTTGTACTAGCATTAGTAGCTGCAGTAGATGCTGTAGTAGCACTACCACTAGCTGAAGAAGCTGAAGTAGCTGCTTGACTAGCTGAAGTAGATGCACTAGAGGCTGAAGAACTAGCCGATGTAGCTGAGGTGCTAGCTGAAGATGCTGACGTTGAAGCATTAGTAGCACTGGTACTAGCTGAAGTAGCACTGTTAGATGCTGAAGTAGCACTATTCGCTGCGTTAGTCGCTTGTGTAGTAGCTGTAGCTGCTTGAGTATTAGCTGTAGATGCACTAGATGCAGCACTAGTTTCACTAGAAGCTGCTGCTGTCTCACTCGCTGCTGCATTAGTAGCAGAAGTAACAGCTGTGTTTTTATAACTTAATGCATTAGTCTCTGATGTAGAAGCATTAGTCTCACTAGTTGCTGCTGCACTAGCACTGGCTGATGCTGCTGTCTCACTAGCCGCACATACAGCTTCACTCCCAGCTATATTTGATTCTGAAGTAGCTGCCGCACTAGCACTAGTTGCTGCATTAGTTTCTGCAGTTTCAGCGTTAGTCTCAGCAGTCTCAGCGTTTGTTTCAGCTGTCTCTGCTGCTACTTGAGCTGCTAGAGCTGCAACCTTAGCTGCTTCTGTGTCTGCAATTAAAGCATCTAAATCATAACTATCTGCTAATACAGCTGATGTTGCAATTCCGTACCCTCTATCAATACTCATATAATGTCCTCACTATGGTGTCTTTAATCTTCTACGCATAGCTAGTACCGCTAATGCTAATCTTTTCTTTTTAGATAACTTCACTTCAATCACCTCCTTAAGTTAGTTTAATAAAGAAGCCCACCTAAGTGAGCCTCTATGGTTAAACTAACTTATGAAGTTAATTCTTGGATTGAACCAGGACGTACAACCTTAGTACCAAATACAGTATCAGCAGTGAATAAATCCGCTAGGAATTCTTGCTTGTACTGAGTCTGTGAACGTACAGATTGTTGGGTCGCTAGTACCAAAGAATCTTTCTGAAGTAAGAAAGCTTTCTCTGTTGAACCAGTACCTACGTTAGTAGACATATATACGTCCATACCGTAGATAGAACCAATTTTACCAGTCTTGATTGCATTACCATCACCGATGAACTGTTGCTCAGTGAAGCGGTCTGTCTTCATTAGAGCAGTCATACAAGATGGAGTAACTAACAAAGAACGGTCCATAACTGGAACGTCACTATCATTCAATACTTCGATAGCATCTAGGATAGATGTATCCCAGTTAGTTACACCAGTGATGACTGAGTTACCTCCAGTTAGTGCAGAAGCACCATCTAAGCCTGTGATGATAGATGTGTCAACTTGTTTAGCCAACGCATAACCTGCATCATCAGTATAGAACTTACGCATAGAGTTTAATGCTTGTAGTTCAGCGATATCTTCAATTCTAGTTGTCCACTCAAAGTGTTGGTCAATAGTAACTGAAGTATCACCAGCAGTATCTGTATTGTAAGTTACTTCTGTATCTGCAACTTTAGCGTTAGCCGCGTTACGTCCAGGGGTAGGAATGTGAATTGTATCACCTTTCTTCCCTTGGTGGTTTAAATTACGAACTAGGTTCGCTGCAACTAGGTTGCTCTTATAAGTAGCGATAACTTCATCCGACCAAATCTCTGGGATAAAATTAGCTACCGTAGTAGTAGTCATATTAGCCATTTTATATTCTCCTTATGTGTATAATAGCATATTACGTTACCCTTCCTTCTGCGTAAGCTTGGTATATTTCACCTTGAAGTGAATCATACTTGGAAGGATTTTCCATTTTTAGGCGGATTAAATCAGCTCTCTTGAACGTCTTACCTCCACCTGTTGAACCAGAAGAAGCACGTGATTCTGTAGTAGCTGCTTTAAGTTTAGACTCTCGCTCCTGTGCCTGCTGTTGTGTTACTTCCTGTGTCTTAGAAATCATACTTCTATCTTTCCAATTAGTCAATAACTCGTTAGCTGCATCGAAGTTATAAGAATCTGCTGCTTGAAACATCTGCATACGAATCGGTGATTCTTGTACCCAATCCTGAAACTTAGTATCTTTTACTACGTCACCAAAGTCTGGGTGGTTCTGTTCTAACTGTGCCTTAGCAGCATTTTGAAGTTGCTGTGTCTGGAACTGATGGAACTCTTGGAACTTAGGATGATTTTCAATCGCTTGATTAACCGCTAAATTTGGGTCTTCGAAAAAATCTGTATCTTGTCGTTCCTCTTGTGGTTGTTGTTGTGGATTGTGACTATTCCTAGATACTTCAGCTTGTAAGAAACTATCAGATAATTTTCTTAGCTCTCCAACTTCCTGAGCCTTACGACCCATTTCCTTTTCGAGGTTCTGATAACTAGCTATAATTTCTTCTGTAGTCTTACCAGCAAACTTATCAGGTATGATATTCTCTTCAGGTGCTATAGTTTGTTCTATTGTCTCTGATTCCTGTATCTCTACTGTTTCGTTTGTTGTTGGTGCTACTGCTTCTACTGTTCCTGGATTGTCATCCACTACTATATTACTCATATTGTTTTCTCCGCCCATACGGGTTATGAAGTGATTGTCCATCTTACGATGAACTATAAAATGGCAGAGCTAAATATACTCTAGTTCTTCTGCCGCTGCTCTAGTCGCTTCCTCTAGATAGATAAACTGTCTAAAGACTGCTAACTGACCTTTATTAAAATGAAGGTCTTGTAAATCCTCTACACTATCTAAGCTATTGATAGTTGTTTCGAGATTCTTTAGTTCTGCAACTAAGTCTCTCCAACCATCGTGCTCACAAAGTGAGAGTCTATTTTGGTAAAATTGTTTGTCTTCTTGCATTTGCATAGTTCACTGCTGTCTCTGACTGTAAGTGGTGTATCTCAGGAATATTCCTGAATGTTTCACTATTCTTATTCTCTGTCTCAGCTTTAATCTTATCTATCGCAGACAATTCTTTCTGTAAGGCTACTAATCTTTCTTGTATGTCTAACTCATTAGGTTGTTTAGTTCCTGCTTCTGCAGCATTCTTCATAGCCTTAGTCTGTTCTTCTTGTGCTTCAGATAGTGTCTTCTGTATATCAGCTTCCTTTTGCTTCATATCTAGCTGCATAGCTATCTGTTGTATCTGCTGCTGTTGAGGGTCAGGTTGCATACCCTGCATAAGTTGCTGAACAATCTGGTCTCTGTTATGCATACTAGAGTTCTGGAATACAGCCAATAATAAGACATTAAATGCTGGTGAATCTTTAGGTACTGACTGTAACATAGAGACCATTTGTTGCATCTCTAACTCTTTAGCCATAATACCCATAGTAGAGTAAGGCACAAACTTATAGTCTACTACAGGATACCTATCTACATCAAATTGAATCTTTCTCCATAGTGCTTTATTAATCATAGGGATTAAGAATGTATTCTGGAAGTTCATTAAGGTACGCTTCTGTCTCTTGATAGATGCTGATTGCATCATAGACATACCACCTGCAGTATTCCTATCTCCTACACTACCCATATCAGAGGAACCAGTACCCATCTGAATCATATTCTGTAGGGCTTGTACTTGATTATAAGTATGTTGGTCTGTCTGTCCTAGGTTGAGAGGCATAATAGCATTCCTAGGGTCACCATTAGTAAGGATAGTCTTGCCAGGACGTACCTCTAATTTGATTCCTCTAGGTAATCTAGTAGCATCTGCAGCTACCATAGGAGTAGTCGTTAGAGCTAAAGAGTCAATACGTGCTCTCATCTCTGCATCTAAAGCTTTCTGAGGGTTATAGCCTTTCTCACATACACCTCTACCCCAGAATTTATTTGGGACAATATCGTGTTGGTAAGATATAAAAGGTCTATCCTCCATCATAAATGGATTCTCTTCAGCACGTAAGA